GCTGTGGGTACAACGCTTCAGGAAACACAACTTTCTCTCAGCGTGACATCACAGTAGGAAAGATTAAGGTTGAAGAAACTCTTTGCCCTAAGACTTTAGAAGCTAAGTGGATGCAGACTCAAATCGCACCAGGTTCTCCTGAGGCTGTTCCATTTGAGGAGCAAATCGGTAACGAGAAAGCATCTCGTATCGCTAAGTTGTTAGAAGTTGCTATGTGGCAGGGTGACACTGCAACAAGTAACACTAACCCGAACACAAACCGTTTTGATGGTTTCAACAAAATCATCGACGCTGCTTCTGCTTCTACTATTGACGGAAACACAAGTTCTGCAACTGCCATCACTACTTCAAACATTGAAGGTTTGATTGATGACATTTACAACGCTTTACCTGCTGACGTAGCTGACGCTGATGACTTAGTAATCTTCGCTGGTATCGACACTTTCAAGAAGTACACAACTGCACTTCGTGACTCTAACCTTTTCCACTACGCTGTTGAGATGGAAGGAATGGAAATCATGATTCCAGGTACTAACGTAAAGTTGATCGGAGTAGGTGGATTAAGCGGAACAAACAGAATGTTTGCTGCTCGTTTGTCTAACTTCTTTGTAGGTACTGACCTTGCAAACGAAGAAGAGGAGTACAGATTCTGGTATTCTCAAGATAACGATGAGGTAAGATTCCGTGCAACCATGAAGTATGGTGTACAGATCGCTTTCCCTGATCAATTAGTTCAATTCACTTTAGCTTAAAGGAGGTAACCAATGGCTTGTAATCTAACACAAGGATTTACACTTGACTGCAAGGATGCCGTTGGTGGAATCAAGAGCATTCATTTAATCGACTGGGCTTCTACTGGTTTCACCGTTAGCGGTGGCGAGGTAACGGCTACAACAGTTGCTTCAGGGGATGTTTACACCTATGAGCTTCCGAAGGGCGTGGGTAGCATGACTACTACCACTAATGTTTCACAAGAGAACGGAACAGTATTCAATCAATCTGATATCGTTGCTCGTTTGCGTAAGTTGTCAACAACAAAGCGTAATGAGTTAAAGCTCCTTGCTCAGAATCGTGTATTCTGCATAGTAAAGGACAACAACGACAATTATTGGTTAGCTGGTAACGAGTACGGATGCGACATCACTGCAATGACTTCTGAGTCAGGAACTGCAATGGGTGACGTACAAGGCTACAATTTTACTTTAAGTGCGATTGAGGCTGAATCTCCTTACTTGGTACAAGCTGCTGTTGCTACTGAATTGGGTATCTAATTTCTTGTTTTCATAGTTTCTAATAGGGGAGGGCTTCGGCTCTCCTCTTTTTTTTACGCCAAAATGCGGAAAATCTTAATTATATATAGATGATTACGATAACAAAGCAAGATACGGTGACCTGGTACTTGACTCTAACAGAGAAAACGACCATTTCTAACCCTACTTATTTGTTCTCTATGAAGTCACGCCAAACAGACACTATAAAGAACTTTATCTTAGCGGATACATCAGCCTACACGGGTAGGTTTAACTCGTTTGAGATAACTGAAGGAGATACAGATGCAACCACTTTTGATGTTGGGGAACATCTTTACACGGTATATGCCCAAGAAGATCCAACAAACACAAATCCAAACAATGCGGATGAGGTAGTTGAAACGGGAATCATGAAGGTAATACCATTGAGAAACGACGAACTATTCTACGAAATTGCCTAAGAAAATATATACAACACAGCGACCAATAGGAAAGGAACATGACGTTGACCTTAACAAATCTCTGTACACTACACAGAGAGATACAGGCTTTGAGCGTAATGTTGACCTTACTAAGGAAATATATGATGTAGATGCTTTGACGGCTTTCTTTCTGCTTACTGAGAGCGGTGATTTTTTAACTTTAGAACAAGGAGGGCGTATCGTTAACTACTATGGCTAACCAAAAGATTTCACAACTTGACCCAATCGGAACTATTGACCCTTTACAGGATAGTTTTGTTGTGGTTGATTATTCCGAGAATTTAACCAAACGAACCAACTTAGAAAACATTGGACAGAGAGTACTTGCAGCAAACGACACTGATGACCTTTCAGAAGGTAGCACCAATCTTTATTTCACGGATACAAGAGTTTACAGCAAGGTTAAGGCTTCCCTGATTGCAGGAGATAACACATCAATCACGTTTGACGACGACTTGCAGACGATTACAATAGCATCTCAAGGAAACGTACAAAGCGTAAATGGTGAAACGGGAGCGGTAACACTTGACACTGATGACATCTCAGAAGGTGCGGTTAACTTCTATTACACAGAGGGTAAATTTGATGCGTCGTTAGCAACTAAGACCACCGACAACTTAACAGAGGGAAGTAATCAGTATTACACAGACGCAAAGGTGGAGGCAGTTCTTACAGCTCAAAGCGTAACCAAGCAAGGCAACACATTTAACGGAGCATCTGAACTCGTGCAGTTGGATGCAGATAGCAAACTTCCTGCGGTTGACGGAAGCAATTTAACTAATTTAGAAATACCACCTTCAACGGGCGGTGACTTATACTTATTTTATAACTACTAATGGCAAACACATCACCCATATTCGCACTCACTCCCGAAACGGCAATCGTAACGGTAACGGCTGCGACTACTGACAGAACAGGAGCAACGACTACTAACCTATCCGACCTACTAACGGCAGCAACTGACGGCACTAAAATCACTCAAATAGGGGCAAAGGTTGGAGGAGATAACACGGCTTGTTTGGTTTTAATTTTCATAACAGACACAGCAGGGGCAAATCCTAAATTGTACGATGAGATTGCAATGGAGGCTGTTACTGCATCTACAACGGTGACATCTCAGCGACAAGTGACTGCATACTCTGACTTGCAACTCAAAAGCGGTCAGAAGGTATTGGTAGGAATCACGGTTGCACAAACTGACGGAGTTAATATATTTGCAATTAAAGGAGATTATTAATGCCTGATTTCGGGATATTCAGAGGATTCAACGAGAAACTATTTGGCGATAAGTTAGTCGCTGGACAGTTGCCTACTCAGTTGGGGTTGATAGGTAGTGAGGATATAACACCGATTTTTGGTTTTGTGTTTACAGTTGACACCACTCAAAGCGGAGTCAGTGCATCTGACCAATTTAAGTTACCTTTAACCACATCAACGGGGTTAGACGCTGAAGTTGATTGGGGTGACGGCACAAGCGATAATATCACTTCACATACTGCTCCCGAAGTAACTCACACTTACCCAAGTTCGGGAACGTACACTATTAATATTACGGGTGATTTGTTAGGATGGCAGTTCAATAATGGTGGTGATAAATTAAAGATGGGCAATGTTGAGAATTGGGCTGGTCTAAATATTAGTGTAGATACAGGCTTTAGGGGTTGCACTAATTTAACTGCAACTGCTACCGATGCACCTACAATTACAAGTACAAGTCTTTTAGAATACTTCAGAGATTGCTCAAATTTTAATTCCGAAATAGGAAATTGGGATGTTTCTAATGTAACAAATATGCAAAGTTTATTTTTTCGTGCAAATTTGTTTAATGGTGATATATCAAGTTGGGACACATCTCAAGTAACTAATATGCAGTCAATGTTCCGTTCATCTACCTCTCATGCCTTTAATCGAGACATAAGTGGTTGGGATGTTTCAAACGTTCAAATTTTTAATAATACGTTTAGTGGTGCAGATTCATTTAATCAAGACATAAGCAATTGGGATACCTCAAGCGCATATGATATGTCTTATATGTTTCAAAACGCAGACGCATTCGATCAAGACATTTCAAGTTGGGATATAAACCAAGTCCTTTATTTTACTAACTTTATGCAATATGCCACAGGTCTATCAACAACCAACTACGATGCATTATTAGTAGGATGGGAAGCACAAGCTCCAACATATAGTGGGGCAATTAACTTTGGAGGCTCTCAATACACTTCAGGAGAAGCAGCAGAGGCAGCAAGAACTTCATTAATTAACACATACGGTTGGACAATAACAGATGGAGGACCAGCATAATGGAAACAACTTTTGAAATAGCATACCCAACAGAAAAAACGTATTGGATTTTTTGGACTAATAAAACCGATAACTTTGTTTACGGATGGACTGAACCAACGCAAGTAACCGATACTAATCAGCCAAATTGGTGGACTACCACAGATGAGGACGAATGGGTTGCTAAATTAGAAATGGAGTTTAACACCAATCCTTTTCCTGACGAAATATGAGATTCCCCGTGACATTTGAGCAATTCACCAAGAACAGCGAGAAGGCTATCACCTACCTTTTGCTTTTTGTCGTTACTGCCCTTTACATCAGAGCAGAACGTCAGAGCAACCTTGCAACGGCTCAATGCGAGAAGCGTCTTGTAAGATGTGAAACAGAACTGAAGAAAATGTCGGCTATGTTAAAAACTCAAGACTCACTCTGTTCAGCGTTGGTAACTGAGATTAAAATCTACAAAGCATTAGGAAAGATATGAAAGGCTTAGCAATTTTAGGAATACTCGCTGTTATCTTGGCATTGTCAACAGAAAAGCCCACAATAGAGGATGAAGTAGCGGAACAGATGGAGGAGAGTCAAAAGTTGTACGATTCAGCCATGATAGAACTCAAGCGATTGCATGATATAAACGATTCACTTTTAGAGAAACACTTTGGGAAATGATAGAGAGAATATTTAAGAATTGGAAAACAACGGCTTTGGGTGTTCTACTGGTGACAGGGTCATTGATATTAGTTGGAATAAACAAAGCAACACTCACAGAGGCAGGGGCGTTCATCGTT